CCCGCCGCAATAGCTTCAGATCCGCCCGTTATAAACGGCTCGTATGCGCCGATACCTTCTCCAGCCAGTTCAAAAGCCCTTAACTGATCCGGAGTTAAATCCGCTACCGAATATCCTGGGGGTAAAACACCCAGTTTTTTATCTATTTCAGCTTTTACGTCATCTAGTAACGCAACACGCCGTGCCTCCATTTCTGGAGATTCAGCGGTTATCTGTGTAATAGTTTCGTCTGCCATTTTATTTATGCCCCTGCTTCAAATCGACGCATCATGTTGTACATATTTTGCATACCCTGTTTACGACTGCCGTTACCCGCTCCACGAACCGCTCTAGCGGTCATTACAAATTCACCATATTGGCCCTGTTCTACGAGGAAAATTCTGAATAGAACCGCCTTTTGCTGCAAAACGTGAAGGAACTCTAACGTCTTGTAAAGAAATTGGTTGATATGGTGCGGGAACTACCGACCGGAACTGGTCTACTGCTCCGGTAACCGTGCCTTGTGGCCCGTACCGTTGTTCAAAAAAGTCTACTTGTTCTGGCTCGTCCGGCTCCTTAAATGCGCCAGCCGCACCAAGCACCCCGGCACCTATAGCTAAACTAGGACCGTATCGCTGTAATAAACCCGGCCCTGCCGCTTTTGCAGCCGCTTCGCCAGCGTTAATCGCCGCCCGTTGTACCGCTACCGGCGCTTGGTCCAGTGTAGTGTAACCATATTGTCCTAACGTTTTACCGACTTGATCTGTTCGAGCTAGGCTTTGCGCGGCAGCTACATCTCCGGGAGATTTACCTCCGCGACGTAAATAGTCGCCAATACGCTCAAGCCTACTCCCCTCCGCTACTGGCGCAACCGAAGCATCTACAGCGGGTTGAACACCAAATTCAGGGGTAATAGCTTGAGGATCAAGATTAAACGGTAGCTCACCCTGACCGCCAAACGCGGGACTTTGGGGTTGCAATAATTCTGTCTTCGGTGTGTATAAAGCACTCGCATCGGGTTTTACAGCAGCTTCGCCAACCTGAAGATCGCTAAAGGAATCCCCTGAAATAGTAGAAGCGTCCCCTAGTTTAGCCGCGTTTTCTGTTACAGTTTCTTGCACTTGTTGCGCTTGTGCTTGGGGAACACTTCCTAAACCACGGGCAGCATTGAAAGGAGCCATAATATCCCGACTAACCCCTTGTTCAAAACCGGACATAAAAGTTTGACCCGGCGCTCTTGTAAAACCACCGCGTAAACCCGAAAATAAACCACCAATACCGCCACTAATTAAAGAGTTTTTTAGTGCGTCTTTAGCGCTGCCGCCACTTAATAGTGTGCCAATACCACTACCTAACGCGCCGCCATATATAGGCCCTAACGCAGGCACCATGCTAAGTGCTACGGGTAGAACAACCGGCGCTACTTTTTTAACAACTTTTTTTAGACCTTTAAATATTTTTTTAAGAAAAAACTCAGGCTGACCTGTTACAGGGTTAATACTATTTAGTTCATTTCCTACTATGTAACGATCTGGGTCGAGGCCCATGTATCGCATTTGACGAAACAAACTTTCTTTTAAATAAGGGTTAGATTCAAAAACTTGTGTAGGGATTACTGTTTCGCCTTCAGCCGCATGTACAATATATGTATCTTCGTGGCGACCAAACTCAGCTAATTTATCCGCTACTTGCTGTAAACCGAGTAAACCCTCTGAATAGTGTGCGGCTTGGTTCATGGACAAATCCTGTAATTTAATGTATGCACTATATCAAAACCTTATCCTGTAGTCACGGTTACTGTGCCTACAGCACCCGTGCTGGACAAACCCGCTGGACGCGGAATATTTTCCCTAGTTACAAAAAGCTGCCCATTTTGTTCAAAAAGAGCGCCTACCTCTAAACCCGTGTCGTTATCCGGCAAATTAGTTATGGTCATAGTCGTAGCACGTTCTTCACCGGGGTTAGTTGCAATGTGTATAAAAACAGCAAAACTACGCACAATATCCGCAAAATAAGACGAATCGTATTGTTGCGGGGGTAATGAAAAATAGGGTGCAGGGACTTTGAATCGTGACATTATCTTCTCCCGTCGGGCCTAATCTGAACTCTGGGCGTTCCTAAACGCCATTGTATACCCGTCTGCGAACTAGCTACTTTCAGGGCAAAACTACGACCCCTAAGCCGTACAAACGCTTGATCCGTAAATTGTTCGACTACGGTACTCGTTTCTGCTACTGATTGTTCTACAGAACTATCGTCACTTTGTAAATAATTACCGCCCGGAAAATTACGGGTTTTTAAAGTAAACGTCGCAGCAGGCGAATCATCGGTGGACCCATTAAAAGTAATGTCGGGTATCAAACGGTCTAAAAACAAAAAGTTTTCGCCGTCACCGATATCTATCTGACTAGATTCTATGTGCGCGTTAATAGCCGAAGACGGGGCTGTGCTACCGTCATTTAACCCGTTTTCGTGTGCGTACAATACGCCGTTTGAATCTGTAGCAAGCGGATAATCAAAAATACCACGATCTATCCACGCAGTACGGGATAAAGTGCCTACCGCCCATGACTTTTCTGCATAATTATAGATAACGTACCGATCAATTTCTGTCGCATCGCTCGACGGGTAAAACCACCAGATTTCGTTAAAACTACTGTTCAACGCAGCAAATACTTTTTCTTTTTGCTCTAGGTTAAAATCATCAAAAACATAAGACTGCACCGTGCAAGGTACTTTTTGTATACGCCCGTCATACGCATAAAAGTCCTCTGCGCCCATCCAGAACACAAAATCATCTACCGATTTAGCCGCATTAGGCCCCATAATCGTAATGTTTTCCGATACCAAGTTTAAACCAAAAGTAAACGGAGGACCTAAAAATTGCAGCGTATGAAGTGACACATCCGTAAAAACAATAATCTGTTGCCGTGTCTTTACCGCTTGAACTATTTCTGAACCACTGGTTATACGTAAATCACCCGCAGAATTAGTCGCTAAAGACTGCCATGTAGTAACTGTGCCTTGATCAGAAAACCGAATCAATAACGGATCTTGCGTTCCAATAGCACTTTCCGGGTCACAGCCAAAAACAATAACGTGTACGTTGGGATCAACCATTACCTGTTTAGCTACTGTCGGGGTGGTCGAATCTGCGCCAGACACGTCTTTAAGCTCGGTAGCTCTTGAACTACCTAACGTATCCGCGCTACTGTCCCAATAATAAATACTGCCATCACGCGGGTTAATCAACAAATCTTCACCAAAGTTGTCGTGTGACCATAACCGCATAATGTCCGAAAGCGTTCGTTCACCATCCGAACCCCACGTACTGCGGCCCCAGGTGCCTGTTCCCCAACCAGTACCAAAAACCGTGCTATCTAAGCCCACATTTATCTGATACTTTCCTACCGTCGAACTACCGCCATTGCCTGTGTCGCCACTAGCCGCAGTAACTGTACTACCACTGGTGTCTTTTGCTTCAATCGTGTATGAGTTCGTTCCAAGGGCATTGATTTGATATTCTTGATTTAAAACCGCCGCCGTTATATTGCCACCAAGACTCGCTGCACCTGAAAAAGTAACAAAATCGTTTTGTACAGCACCGTGACCTGCGTCTGTAACTGTAATAGTAGCGTCACCTACGCCAACACGCGCAAAAGTTACGTCGCCAGCAGCGGTGGTAGACCGTAAAGGCGTAATGTCCTTGTACGACCCGCCCCGGTTAATATAATATTTTAAATGTGTTCCAGCCCCAATTAACTGCAACCCAGCTAAGGTAACCCACGTTTTTAACGCACGACACGTCCCTAAAAAAGTTTCATTAGTATTTTTTATCCAGCCCCCAATTTTTTCCGGCACACCAAACCGAAACCGTATTTTATCACTATCGCGCCAGCCACCTTCGTTACTGTACGACGTGTTTTCTTTATTAATTCCGGGTTTAAACTGTAACTTGGTTAAAGGCATTACTGTAATCTCAATAACAACGTTATAACTACTGTACCCATACCCCCTAATAATGCAAAGGTATGCTGTCGTATATTGCGTTCTATATTATCCAATCGGTTAAATATCGTCTTATCACGCTCTTCGCAACGTGCAACATGAGCTTCGAGCCGTTAATTCATGTAATTTTTCGGTGTTTTCCATTAGTCGGCATCCGCTATTGTTAATGTACCTGCGTCAACTTGGCGTTTTATTTCTTGATAATGCGTGTTTGAATCATCTATAGGAACTGCCCACTCCATTGCTTGTCCTTTTACTTGAATAAATATAGCAACAGATTTAGTGTGTCCCTCTATAATAGGTTGATATTTTGCAGACGTAATGTTGAGATAATTATTTATCATAGTTCTGCACTCAAAAGTGGATTAGTAATGTAGCCATTTGTCGCACCCTGATACACTTGAAACCATTTTTTATTAGAATAATAAGCTAATCCTGTAGTAGTACGAACACCAGTATAAGAAAGAATACTAGGTGCGGCTCTCATTTCAGGGGAAAAATCAAAGTCAGTAAAACAATAAGAACCACTATACCTACCTGCGTATTTTGTTCCTGCAACACCATAATAGTATCTGTGGCATCTAAGTAAATTTTCTGCGTATGATTCATATTGAAAATCAGTAGCTGTGTTGCCCAATTCCATCTGTATTCCAGTGATGTGAAAATTATTACTGGTACTATCAAAAGCATCTACTTGACCTGTAAATTGGTCTGCACTTACATTGGATTGCCATGCAGTTGCTAAAGTTCCACTTGTCCAATCTGTTCCTGCAACTAATCCCCAATGCACATATAAACTTGCTGCATTATCATTATCATAAGCCCCTGTAGTATCAGGAGGAAATGTAACTGTTTTATATTCCCAAGTATCGCTAGAACTGACTGTATATGCTTGTGAGCAACTTCTAGCATTATCATTGTCGTACATTGAAACAATATAGGTTCCTGTTTTGGTTGTGTTTACCCAGAAAGAAACCGTTAATGCCCTTGCTTGAGCAGTACCTTTTTTAATACGTAGTAAATCTAATCCTTCAAAAATCTGTGAAAAGTAAACTAAATCTCCTGCGGCTACTGTTCCTGATGCAGTCGTGCAATCATACTTCATAGAATGAAAAAATCCATCTGGTGCTGTTGTTGATTGAGACATAGTAACTATTGCGTTTGGTGCTCCCGCTTCTGCAAATTTGTACCTGTCTTGCACATGATATCCACTGTCACCGTTGCCCAAATCTGCTACTGAGGTTGCCCTTTGACAAATTTCCATATTACCATTATAAAAAAAATTTTTGCGTTCGCCCTGTTGGTAGGACGATTGTGCTGCTGTTTTTCTTGCTCTACTTGCCATTAATCTGCATCCGCTATAGTAATTGTTCCTGCTTCTGACAATCGTTTAATAATGGCATAATCTGTGTTTGTTTCATCTAGTGGAACTGCATATTTCACACCATTTACTATCATTGTGATACTGTCTTTGTCGTTTGTTCCATACACATTAACGTATTTAAAAGTGCCTGTTTTTATTTTGTTTTCGTTCATTTACAACTCCGCGTCTGCTGTCGAACTACCCGACCATTTGGGATAATCTGAAGTATTATATACCCCACAACTATCTACCCAAACTTGTTGTTGTGTTCCTGTGTGACCTGTACAAGTCGGTGCGCCTCTTTTTCTTACTTTAAATTCCCAGTGAGAATAGTCATACCCACCACCATTCATGTTATAGCCAAAAAGAATAGCACCTGTCCTTGCTTCATAATATCTTGCACATCGAGAAAAATTCTCTGCATGGGTTTCGTTTTGGAATTCTGTAGCAACCGATCCGAGTTCAAGTTGTATTCCCGTAATATGAAAGTTATTGCTTGTTGAATCTAAATTATTAACCTGTCCAACAGCCGCATTAGTAGCATCGTTAGCCGCCCATGATGTTGCTAAAGTTCCTGAAGTGTAGTTACTCCCTGCGGCTAGATAAAATAAAATTTGTAAACTTGTATTTGCATCTCTATCAAAAACCCCTGTCGTATCACCTGCATACGTTATTGTCTTGTACTCCCACGTATTACTGGAATTGACGGTATAAGATTTTGCAATATGCCGAGTATTATCATTATCGTATAGCCTAACAATGTTTGTTCCTGTTTTAGTGGCATTTACCCAAAATGATAAAGTAACCGATACCGCATCACTTGTGCCTTTTTTCCACGCATATAAATCTTGACCCTCTAGCCGTTGCTCAAATCGCCATGATTCATCTGCTGCAACAGCACTTTCGGCAGTAGTACAATCAAACTTCATAGAGTATTGGAAACCACTAGGCACTTCGGTTGCTCGTGACATAGTGACTTCACCGCCTGTTGTACCTGATTCATTTACATACCATCTATCCTGAACATGATATCCACTGTCACCGTTCCCTATATTTGCAACTGAAGTTGCTCTTTGGCATAGACTAGTATCGCCATTGTAAATATAGTTCTTTCCTTCGCCTTGTTGGAAAGACGCTTGGGCTGCTGCTTTTCGTGTTTTACTAGGCATCGGCTAATTGCTCATCAGTTGGTTTAGATAACGAAGGGTGTTTCCATTCTCTAATATAATCACCTTTTCCGTCACTATCGTTTTGAACTAAAATTGTACCTTTAGCTGAAACATCAAAATCTTCATTCGTTAAAGATGGGTATATTTTTTTAATTTTATTTACTAAAGACATTATCCTGACCTTGACACTAAAAATGCTTCAAAATAAGTTGACCTGCTATCTGCTCCAATTTCACCATCCCCACTATCTTCAGAGTAAGAGTAATAATACACTTCAAGCGTATCGTCTACACCATCCATATATAACATTCCATTAAATTTAAACGAAGTTAAATAAAAATCATCATTTGTTAATCCAGACAAAAAAAGTCTATTAAACCTAGTCATGCTTCCGTTGTGGTATATTGCTACTAACCCTCCATGATGATCATTAGACGAGGCAAGAGCCAGTGATACATTTACCTGATAATAACCCTGTACTAAAGGTGTGTATGTATTAGAAGCATAATAGCCTCCTATATCCCAATTTTCAGTGTTAAAAGTTATTTTTGTATAAGCAGCATTTGTAACAGTCTGGTTACTATCTGTTTTAGACGCTCTAAAAGTTGGTGTTGGGATGATGGGTTGAGTATTAAACTGCACACCTTTATTATGCACATGAGTCATAGTCACATCACTATCCGCACCCATGTTGATAATCGCACCATCACTTGTAAAACTAAGGTCATCGCCAATAGAAAAATCCGCACTGGCTGTAGTTACACTAGCAGAATTAAATGCAGTAAAAGCTATAATATTGAGTTCATCATCTACTGTTGCAGCAGAACCTAATACTAAACTTGTACCGTTAGATGCGGTGTAGTCGCTAGTATCCAACACTGTGCCGTTTAACGTAACTATAATCATTCCTGCGGTATACGCTAACGTCTGTGACGCACTGTCTGATCCAGTAAAGGTAGTTTGCCCTGCGGTAGCGGAATACTTAAATAAAGTAATAGTTTTTGATGGACCAACAGAAAAAGTGTTAAACGCAAAAATACTGATTTCATCGCCTACGGTAGCTGCATCTGTCAGTACAATACTTGTACCGTTTGTTGCTGTATAATCTGTACCTGTCTTTAACACCGTACCATTAACGGTTACAAACAAATTACCTACGTTATAGGCTAATGTTTGACTTGCAGCATCTGCTCCAGAAAACGTAGTTTGTCCTGCAGTAGCTACATAATTAAACACATCGAACGACTGTTTACCGATTTGTGTGCCTAAACTTGTGACTGCTGCTCCAGAACCCGCACCATCCGCATAAACAATATCGGCTCTTCCGTTTTCTACCGTAACAGTATCTCCTGTACCCTGTTTTATAATGACAGAGTACGGCCCACTACTACCACTATCAGTCGTATTGTTGACTATAAAATATAATTTGTCTTGGTCATTAGGGCTAATAGTAACCGTATTGTTTGCGCCTAGCGCACCTGTAAACACAAGCACCCGGTACATACCGTCAGTTAACGTACCGTCAGTAGTAGTTAAAGTGTGAGTAGTCCCAGATAGTGAAATAGAACCAACGCCAGACAATACGCGGTCAATAATATCAAAGTTAGTATTAAGTGTGCCACCCCACGCACCCTCTTGATCTCCTGCTTCAGGTTTTTCGAGTCCATTGTTTACGGTATAACTACTGGTCATTTTGTTTAATCTTTATAAGTTTTAATCCTTGAGAACCTGCTTGTAACAAAACATTTTGTGAATTTTCGTTAGCTTTTACCATTTCGTTACGAAACGATTCGACTGCCGCACCTGTTTGTCTTTGTTGCTGACTATTTTCAATCGTTAAAATAGGTAACCAGGATACAGCGCAACCCCAATCTTCAATTTCTTTGTTGCTTTGCGGATCTTTACCTACAATTTTCATAAACCAAGCACATTCTAGCTCTTTGCATGGCTCAAAATTATTTAAAGGACAATTTGGTTTAGGCTTTATTTCCATCGTTACAAGCATCCACATATTTTTGATAAGGCGTAAAACTGGTTATTGTTTCATTTCGCACATGAACAATTTCGTTAGGCAGTTTAGAAACATCTACATGTTCAACATCACCCGAAGAGCCATTCCACTGAATAGCATGTACACTTTCAGGTAAATCTGACGTGTCTATTTCTGTGTGCGTCACACCATCTTTTACAACAACTTTGTCTGTTTTCATTATAGTAACTATCATGTTATGCGCCTTTAGTACATACAATTACGTTAAGGTAAGCTACATCTAAATTTATAGCAGAACCTGAAAAACTACTTGAACCACTGTGCGTGTGAGATCCACCACCCCCGGCAGTAGCTGTGTTCGTTCCTGCTGTATTACCCGCACCGAATACGGCACTACCAGAGGAGGCCACCGAACCTCGAACACTGTGACTGTGAGATGGTATTTGTGAAAGGGCTAATGTCGTACTACCTACGCTAGTGCTTACCGTACCTGAAGGCGTTTGTGAAGCAAAAGCCGTTTCAAATGCTACACTACCACCCGTTGTTCCACCTGCACTACCCGTCTGTACTCTAAGTGCTTTGTCGTCAATACCACTGGTTACTTTTGTCCACCCTGTAGGTGCAGTTTCTTGGTAAAAAACCATTGCTGTATTTTCAGCAAAACCTTGGTCATCTACCATAGTGCCATTTACGCGAAATTTTGTTCCATTATTATTTGGAGTACCTAAAATTAAAGCGTCGGCAGGTGCGCCGCTTACACTGGTTTGAAAAATTAAATTACTAACTTCTGAACCGTCCGTGATTGTAGTTGCTTGCGGGTGTACGGACCCTGCGGTAAATTGCGTATCACTGTTACTTTCCATTTCAAACACTATTTGGCCGCCTAGATCATTAGCGGCTGAACTAGCTGTAGTTTGTTTTAATTTTATAAATGGCCCAACCGTTCCATCACTAATATTAGCTGCTACCTCAAAAGTAGTGTCGTTGTTTCCCGCAGATAATGTTACTCCCGTGTCTGCTACATGTGTTAAGGTCACGTCTTGGTCATTACCAAAATTTATGACCCCTCCATCGGCAAGAAACAAATCACTGAATTCTAATGCAGTCGTACCTAATGTAGCTCCGTCAGCAGCGTCTGGAACAAAAGCTGTAGCAGCAGTAATGGTGCCTGCTGTAAAAGCTCTTCCGGCAGCCGCAGCAGAAGTAGGGCCAAAAAGACTTGTAACAGCCGCCCCGCTTCCTGCACCATCAGCAAAAACTATGTCTGATGCACCGTCGGCTATGGTCACAGTAGACCCACTGCCTTGTTTTATAATCGCAGATTGACCACTGTTGTTTACAACAAAATAAAACTTATCTTGATCATTTGGGTCTATAGTTATTGTGTTAGTGCCACTGGGACTTCCGCCTAAAACTAATACTCTAAACTGTCCATCCGACAACGATCCGTCTGTAGTTGTTAAAGTATGCGTAGTGCCGCTTAAAGTTATTGCGCCTACTCCGGATACGTTACGATCTATAATATCCATGTTGGTATTGGTCATGGTCCCCCATGTACCCGATCTATCCCCGGTTGCGGGTTTCTCTATACCTAAATTATCTGTGTATGTACTTGTCATGACTTTTTCCTATGCTGCTATGTCTTGCCAGTCCGGAGTCTGACTAGGCGTAATTTCTGTAAAAAGAGCGTTTATGTTTATCTGATTACCCATACCACTATGCGCTGTACAAAAATAATGTAACGTAGGCGCACCAGAAGCAACTGTAATTTGTAAATACGACCCGGATTGACCTTGCGTACCGACTATTGTAACACCGTCTGTATAAATAGACCCACCACCGTGTGTACCGTCTGAAGTAGTAGATAACCTAAAAGGATGCGTAGCCGTGGTGCTGCTAGACGTATCAAAACGATAAATGCTGCCTTCTAGTAAAGTAAGAACAGGACGTTCTACCCCGTCTATGTAAAAAGCATTACCACCACCTGTTTTAGACCCCACCGTAACCGTAAACGTATTTACTTCACTTCCAGGCACTATTTCTGTAAAAGATGGGCTTTGGCTAGGTGTAACAGCACTAAAAGCCGGACTTTGACTAGGCGTAATTGCGCTATAACTAGGTGTTTGGTCTGGTGTAATTAACCCCCAAACCTGAGCGCCTGAAGTAGTTACTTCTGCGGAAACGCCTGTTACCGATACCACAAAATCAAAATTAACGGTAACGTCGCTTATTCTACCTAAAGCAGAAACGCCTACCGCGCTTATTACAGAGTCCGTAGCTACCGTAACCGAACCGACAGACCCTGTGGCTGCTATGCCTGTAACACTTACAGCAGCATCGCCTGTAACAGTGACACTACCTACACTGCCTGTAGCAGATACCCCCGTAGCAGATACGGTAATTCCGGTGCCTTCTGTAACCGTAACCGAACCAACCGCACCCGTTGCCGCAACGCCTGTAACATTTACTGTTTTTGGTATTACAACGGTTACGGAACTTACTTCGCCCGTAGCAGCTAAACCTGTTACAGATACTTCACCTTCCGCTGATATTGCAACCGAACCAACCGCACCCGTTGCCGCAACGCCTGTTGCATTAACAGTAACGCCTGTGCCTTGAGTAATCGTGACCGAACCAACCGCACCCGTGCCAGCTAAACCAGTAACAGCAGTAGATACCCCTGAACCTTCGGTAATTGTAACGGAACCAACTGCACCTGTAGCAGATACACCCGTAACTTCTATAGAGGTCGGTTGTCCGTACTTACCGCTACTCCAACCACCTCGCCCGTAACCCGCAGCCATTGTCGTTATGCAATTCTTATAATTGCGTTACTAGCATCTGCCGCAGGAAAAGCTATGGTAAAGTCTCCTGAACTGGAACTTTTATCCGAACCAAAATTCAACACTAATACAGATGTATCACCAGAAGTATCTTCATTAAAAATTAACGCGCCACGAGCGGTAATCGTACTTGACGACCACGTTGTATCAGCAAAATCAGTCAATGCAGTTGTGCCACTTGTGGTCGGATCTACACGGGTTAGTGTGTTACCCTTAGCCGTGTAATTAGTGCCACTTACTTCATTACTTGTAGTATATGCTGAAGTAGACGCATCTAAAGAAGCAGAGCTTGTATACAAAGCTATTTTAAACGTACTGCCGCCGCTGTTAAGAAAATTGTGTTTAGCTTCAAGTAATTCTTTCTTAAAGCTAGTACACATTGCTTGTGTTATTGCCATATCAAATATCCTCGAAATATTCCATTAAACCTTCTAAACCTTGCTCATTCCAAATAGTCTTTGCCGTAGACTTTTCGCTTTTTGCCACTTTTTTAAAATAATCTATCAACAAAGCTTTTATCATCGCTTTGTATGCAAACGCTTGTTCGCGAACTTGCGGAGGTGCATTTGCCGATACAGCGACTATTCGATTAACAGCTAATTCTGCCCACTCTTCCGCGTTCATACCCCGGTTATCGGTTGTTACAACCGTAGGAGTTCCAATATTTGATTCTACACTTACATTAAACATTATTGTTTCGGCCTAATAACTTTACCTGTCATATACTCGTCCGTCGTTTCTTTAGATTCCCCAAACATTTTCATTGCTAAAAGCGCTTCACCTAGTCGTTTTTCGTACTCCTGCATCAAGCTGGGATCGCCTTTCATAAACGTGTACGCCTCTACCAAACACCCATATAACAACGCTAAAGTAGCGTTTTCACTTAACCACGTTGTGCCTCCATCGGCTCCTGCCGTTAGACTTGCTGGACGGTAAAAATAGTGCAGTTCAGAGGTATAGTTAGCATCTGGCGTGGGTCCAATAATAAAATTATCTACGTCAAAAGTAGCATAATATTTCGGCGTACCTGTAGTAGCCGAATTTGGATTAAATGTTTGTATAAAATCCGGATCTTTAAACTCTAAAAAAACATGTTCACTACTGCTGGTTACTGATAAAGAATACGGAGCTAAAAAATCAGAAGGAGCAGATAAAAAACGATTAGAACTAGTCATTGACCCCGAAACATTTTTACGGAAATAACTAAGCTGTATGTTCTTTAATATGCGCTCTTCAGCGTTTTTAATAAAATCGTTTAAATGCGAAACAAAAGTAGTTTCGGTATTTTGTGTGTAGTCCTGTATAGCCGTTTTTAAAGTAGCGTATGTAAAACTCATGATGTAGTCACCGTTACTGAACCTACGTTTCCAGAAGCTTTGGTAGGTATGAAATCTTCTATTGCTGGATCTCGCGCTGCAACATGCACGACCATTGCTTCAGACCTGTCTGGTCTAGGATCTTTTAATGCTTGCGGGTCATCTACTTTAGGAAAAGGTTCTATCTGAGGGCTTTTTGCTTCCCATTCATCAAAACCTACTAAAGCACCTGTCCATTCTTTTCGCATCCTATTTAACGGATAAGCAAACCCTGAACGGTCTGAAATGCCTAAAGCATACTTGCCTGATGCAAACTTACTCATGCAATAACTGTCCCTGTTACGTTAGGTTTAATGTTAAACGAAGCTCTGTCCCTATCTTCAACCATAGCGCGTTCAAACTCTTCTTCGTAAATACCTTTTAACACCTGGATTCTATTAGGCGCACGTTTAATAGATAAATAATACGCTAACCCTGCGGCTAAACACGGGTAAAACCGAAAAGGTATCTCTAGATCATTAGTAAAAGTGTCCGCATCGTCCATACGTCTTAAACGATTAAAAATAATCACATCCGTGTCGTTTTCAGGCGCAGGCCAAACTTTTAACACAGGTTGTATTTGCCGATCTAAAAAGAATTGCGAAGGACGACCCGTTGTAGATTTAGACGGTATATTTAAGTACGCTTCACGACTCAGTCTATCGGCTGCAAAATCTGTATCATCCCGACGTATTACTACCGACAAAACGTCAATAGTTGATTTAAAATCAGTTAAATCTACCGCTGCGGATAATGTAGTAGTTGCACCACTGGTCCCACCCGTTAAGGTTTCACCATTAGAAAACGTTCCAGAAGGTATGGTTATAGCAAAACTGGTAGTTGAAGGTTTGTTTGTTATAGTTGCTGTTGCACTGCTGGTGCCACCTGTAATGGTTTCACCAACAGAAAAACTAGCACTAGCCGCTACAGTCATGGTTAAAGTTCCCGCAGGATACTCTCGAACGCCTGTAGCCGTAGTAATAGACGTTTCATTAATCGTCCATTGATTTAACCCACGATTAGCCCAATCGGCTAACATTAGGTTCAAAGACCTTTTAGCTGTTTTTAAATCATACCCGGTACGTACTTCTAAACCACAACGCTCGAACGCTTCTTCTACATAATCAGAAACATCTAATTCAAAGTCCTTTGAGCTTGAAGTAGCCATTTATTTAACTTTTCCGCCTTTCTTAAAACGCTTGATGCCCGTTTTTTTAACCATACCACCACCGCGCATACCTTTAGGTTTTTTAACCATACCACCACCGCGCATACCTTTAGCACCTGTTTTCTTAACGGCTCCGCCACCCATCATACGTTTAGGCTTTTTAACGGCTCCGCCAGCCCTCATACCCTTAACAGGACTTTTGCCTTGTGGCGCTTTTTTGCCCATAGCAAGAGCCTTTCTTTGTGATATCGTTTGTTTACCCACTTTTGAGTCTCCTATAAAGCTCGTTTCGTTTATCTAAAATTTCTTTTACCGCATAACCACCATGCTCACGATTATAATACCCTTTACTCATTAATTTTTCTGAGGTTTCACACAATAAACTTAATCTTTGTATAAAAATCATACCATAGACTTCGTCTAAATTAGTTTCAAAATCACCGTCATCAAGAATTTCATTTGACTCAGATTCTGGATGAAACCCCATTAAATAAATGTCTTTATCAATAAAAATACCGTCCGCAATAGCCTCGTTTAAATCAGCTAAATACTGATGAAAATCGTCTTCATTTGGTTCGTATTCTAAATCGACAAGAATAATTAGCTCATACTGATCGTCATAAGCTGAAATAATAGAGTAAAGCGGTTGATAAGAGGTATCGTGCTTGAACACGATACCTACTTTATTGTCGTGCCATGCTTTAGCTGCATAAGGACACGCAGGAAAGTTATTGTACGCAGGATTGGGCTTTTCTAACGCATGTAATGACCAAGCCCTTATCTCCTCGCTAACTTGTTTTTCAAGCCCGGTGTACAATTCCATAATTACCTCACAGTAATTAATACTCTTTTACACAAGTTATTGTAATTGCGTATGTCTCTCCGCTTGCATGACCTACCGTAGTTAACTGCACATCACCTGTTTTACCTGAACCAGAATAGTTGGGTAAACCACCTATATCACTAAAATCAAGCGTATCAGAATAATTAGGAGGTAGTTCTACAATTATAACGTCCGTCGAAGCGTCCCACAAAAGTTTTACGCCCATGCCTACTGTAGAAAAAACAATTTTTTGTATTCTAACTCCTGTACAAGCGTCACCATCTGCACTAGCAGCTAACGCGGATACATCAATTTTAGTAACGGCATCTTCACCCGTACCATCACTAGTATTAGTAAGGTAAAAAATAGCGGTTCGACCACCGTCTTGTATGGTGCTTACATTTACTGCATCAGCCATCTTTTACCTCCTTATTTAGCTTTAATAATACCTTGTAAAACTAAAGACTTATACTCAGCGCTTCCTTCAGGAGGAAGTTCCGATTTTTTAGGTTTACTTGCTGTCTTTTTAGAGTCAGCCTTTTCTTTTTTATCAACCATTGATTACTCCTTATCTGTTTTGAGAAGCAAGCAGATAGTCAATAGTCATTGACTTAGTTCCAGTAGCTGAACCAGAAAGTTCCATTGCACCTATAGCAAGATTTTCATCATCCGGAATATTGTCTGTATGTGTAGCTACTTTATTCCTGTTTACAAAAAACTCTACACTTCCTGTGCTTTTTACATGAAAACCAAGCGTTACATACGTGCCACTTGCAATGTCTACGCCAGAATCAGTAGTGGTTGCTGTGCCATCTTTTTCAGTGACGCAATCAATATTGCTATCGCCATCGTCTACCTGAAAAACAATTCGGTCAGCAGCGGTCAGCATAGCTTCTGGGTTAGTTGCAAAGTTTACAGTTAGGCCAACACAAACATCCATCGCATCGCCTTCTGCATCTGTAACAAACAACTTGGTTTCAAACCAAATGTCACGTCCAGAAGATACGGCAAAAATTTCGTTGCCTTGTACAGAAGCTCCGTCATTGTCTGTAGTAGCTTGCGAAGTTAGAACTAATGTACCGTTTTCAGCGTCTGCACCTAATGCAGCCGTAGCTGAACTATCTTTTACAACAGTCCAATCATTAGTGTTATCTAAAGCAACCCCAGTAAAATCGTCCATATAAGTAAGATAATCTGGGTTTTGAGAAGCAGGAAGGTTTTCAAACCATTGTCTGTTACCGTCTTTACCTGCGTGTAGAATAGGGCCAGTAAAATGAACTGCCATTGTAATTCCTCCTTACCAAAGGTTTCGCCCTAGAGTCTTGGTAAGCGTCTGCTGGGTCAGTCGCTAGGGCTAATTATTCCCAGTTAAAGTTGGGGGCCAAAAGGCCCCCTTATACTAAGCTCCAGGTGTTCCGAAAACACAACGCCAGTCAGAAACTCCGAAGGCATATCTTTCACGAGCTTTAAATCTCATGTTGCCTGTGTCGAAGTCACCTTCCATAGCGGTGCGAATTGGGGTCCTGTTAAACAACTTGAAGCCATTTGGAGCATCGGTCTTAACAAAGTAAGCATCCGTGTCGGTGAGGAAGTGGTTTACCACCGCACCTTCTGGAAGCATACCCATGCTCTTCATAGCGTTAATGTCGTTGTCCGCAGTACCGGAACGAAGGGTAGAGTTTAGAACTCTTTCAGTAATGAACTGAAGTTCTTTAGGAATAAGTAGTTTCATTCCACGAACTGCTACCTTCAACCCTCTTTCATCTGTGAACCCAGCAATAGAAATCATCATAGACTCCAAAGAAGTCTCATTGAGATCCGCTGCTGTGCTTAAGATGTTGCTTTGGTTTCCGCTTAGTGACGGGTGTGAAGCACTACATAGTGCTACGCCATCACCAATAGCAGAAGCTCCTGCTGTAAAAGCGTTGTTCAAAATTGCCGCAGCCTTAATTTGCTTTGTTTGCGACATTGAACGAGCTAAAGCACGGGTGTACCGCGAAGCTAACTTGTCATACAAGTTGTCTTCGATTGCTTCTTCAGTAATGCTAAAAGCAAGGGCAATCGTT